TGGAATATGGGAACAGCCGGACGGCCCAAAGGGCGAAGGCTGGCAGCCGCCGAGACTTGAGATCGAACAGACCGTGCAACAGTGGTTCTCCACGCACAATGTGGTCGGTTTCTACGCCGATCCTTCCGCTGGGTGGGCCGGGGATGTCAAGGATTGGGAAGCGAAGTATTCACGCAGGCTCAAAGCCAAGATCAGTTCGAACGAGCCGATTCGATGGCCTCAGCGCAATGTTTCCAATACGTGCGAGGCATTTGCCGATCTGCTTGCCGCGATCCAGCAGAAGCAGATCACGTACGACGGTGACCCGCGTTTGACGGCGCACTTGCTGAATGCCAGGAAGGTGCCTCGTAGATCCGGTTATGTGCTGGACAAGCCTGCCGACGATAAGGATTATTCAAAAATCGATGCCGCGTGGGGTTCGATGTTTGCTTACAAGGCGGGATTGGATGCCGTTGGCAAGGGTGCTGCGAGGCAGTCCAGGCGACGCAAACCGAGACGATTGTATTGAGAGGGGGAACCGTGCAAGACATGAACAGCCAGCAATGGGTCGATTACCTGACCGGTAAGTTGGACAGGTCCAAAGACAGGGCGCTGTTCCTCAGATCATATACGGACGGTCATGCGCCGCTGCCGGAGATGGGGCCCAATCTGAAAGCCTCTTGGGAGGCGTTCCAGCGCAAGTCTTTGACGAACTCTGGTGGGCTGGTGGTCAGTACTCTGGCTGAGCGTATCGTGCCGAATGGCATCATCATTGGCGATGCGAACGATTCTCCAGAGGTTCTCACCGCGCAACGAGTGTGGCGGGACAATCGCATGGATGTGGCCGTCGCGGATTCAGTGTTCGACGCTCTGACCACAGGGTTCGGCTACCTGCTGGTGACGAATGGGCCTGACGGTCATGCCGTGGTCACCCGCGAGGATGCGGCACAGTTCTATGTCGAGCCTGACCCTACGCAACCATGGAAGGCGCTGGCCGCGGTGAAGGTGTGGCGCGTGCCCTCCCTGAAAACCGATTACATGGTGGTCTGGGCGGACGGAGTGAAACTCACCTACACAAGGGACTCGTACACCGACAACAAGCTCATCCGCAGTGTGCAGGGCGGCTGGATGCCGACCTTGCAGATGGAGGAGTACGACGGGAACCCGCCCGTGGTCATTCTCGAGAACAAGGACGGCAGAGGCGAGTTCCAATCCCAACTCGGATTGATCGACCGCATCAACTGGGGCATCCTGCAGCGTCTGGTGACGATGAGCATGCAGGCATTCCGTCAGCGTGCTTTGAAGGTTGACAAGGACGATTCCTCTTCCGGCGAGGGATTGCCGGATCAGGACGAGGATGGCAATGACATCGACTACCAGTCGGTGTTCGCCCCTGCTCCCGGAGCGTTGTGGGAGCTGCCTCCCGGTGTGGAGATATGGGAATCTCAGCAGACCAGCTTCCAGGACATGCTCGCGGCGGTGAAGGATGATTGGCGTGAGCTCGCCGCAGAAACAGCCACGCCGTTGAGTGCCATGCTTCCCGACTCGGCCAACCAGAGCGCCAATGGTGCAGAAGAACCACAGAAACAGTTGGTGTTCAAAGCGAAGGATCGCATCCAACGATTCCGTCCGGCTTTGAATGTCGCCATGGTCAAGGCGCTGCAGGTCGAGGGCGTGGATATCGGTGACCAGACGCTTGAAGTGGTGTTCGAACCTCCGAACGCCGTGAGCATGACCGAAAAGTATGCGGCAGCAGCTCAGGCGAAGGCAGCAGGCGAGGCTTTGGAAACCATACAACGCAACATCCTCGGGTATTCCCCCGAGCAGATCGCGCAGGACAAGCAACGCAGGGCGGAGGAGCAATTGAACCTTGCTCTCAATACGCTACCGAACCAGAAGGTGAGCAATGGAGCAGATTCAACGCAACCTTGACGCGCTGGCTTCGGCATACGACGAGCAGGTGCATCGCGTTCGGCAGATGGTCGAGCAATTCGGACAGGACCTCTGGGCATCATTCCCCGATTATCGTGATGACAATATCAAGGAGATGGTCAACGCCATCGTGCCCAGGGTCCAAGCTGGCCAACTGAAAACCGCCCAGCTCACACAGGCATACCTCATCAAGTGCGCCGAGGCATTGGGCATCGACACCACACTGGAACCCTTGGATGAACAGTCAATCCTCGACGCCAGAGGAGTGGACCCTGCGACGGTATACCAACGACCCGGCACCACCGTGTACACGGAACTCAGCAACGGCAAGTCCTACGACCAGGCGACAAAATCAGGTGGACTGAGGCTGTTGCAGCTCATCGGTGGAGACTTACAGCTAGCGAAGGTACGCCAAGGGCAACGAACCATGAGCCGGTGGGACGGCACCCATTATTTCCGCCGCATACTGACAGGACGGGAGAACTGCGCACTGTGCGTGATAGCTTCCACGCAACATTACAAGGTCGATCACGTGATGCCGATACACCCGGGTTGCGATTGCAACTTCGGGCCGATTCCCAAGGGCAGTGGCGCTGATTGGGTCATCGACGAGAAGACACTCGAAGCCGCTCACGATGCCGTCGCCAACAGACTTGGCATATCGGATCGAAGCGGACGTGATCCTGATTATCGCAAACTCATCCTCGTCAGAGAACACGGCGAATACGGTCCGACGCTCACATGGCGAGACCAACACTTCACCGGGGCGCACAACCTCGCGTGAACCACAAGATTTCAGGCACCCGACAGGGTGTCTTTTTTATAGACAATCCTGACAAGGAGCACACATGCACAGGTTCGCACACCTGAGATTCAACACCATCGACACACCTCCGGAAGGGGGAGGCTCACCCGAACCCGAGGGCAATCAGCCAACGGGCACAGCCGGTGAGCAGCCCCAGACGGGTGATCTCGATTGGAAGGCCGAAGCTGAAAAGTGGAAGGCCATGAGTCGCAAGCACGAGCAGAACGAAAAGACGAACGCCGACAAGGCCCGCCGATTCGATGAACTCGAGGAGCAGAGCAAGACCGAACTGCAGAAGGCGCAGGAAGCCGCAGCCAAATCGCAAGCCGAGGCAGAAGCACTGCGCTTGGAGAACATGAAGGCCCGAATCGCACTCGAGAAAAACGTCCCAGTCGAACTCCTGGCCGGAAACAACGAGGACACCATCCGAGCTTCAGCCGACAAGGCACTCGAATGGCGAGGCATCACACCTCCTGCGACCCCACCTGCATCCACATCATCTCAGGACGCGGGAAACCGTGGCGAACCCATCTCAGGAGAGCAGCAGCTTTCCCAAGATGACCTGAAAAACATGACCCCACACGATATCAACGAAGCCCGGAAAGCGGGACGACTTGATCAACTGATGGGTGTCGCAACACACAATCGTTAAGGAGGGCCATCATGGCCTTGAATCATTTCATCCCCGAGATCTGGAGTGCATCCATTCTCGAGAATTTCCACAAGCAGTCGGTGGTAACCGCACTGGCAAACCGAGACTACGAGGGTGAACTCACCCAGGGCTCGAAGATCCATATCCCTGGAATCGTGGATATCGCAGTCAAGGACTACAAGGCTGCCGGGCGCACCACCACACCGGACTCGCTGTCGGATACCGGCATCGATTTGCTCGTCGACCAGGAGAAAAGCTTCGACTTCTTCGTGGATGATATCGACCGTATTCAATCGAAGCCCGGTTTCGACGACTACACCGCATCGGCGGCCAACGGTCTGGTGGAGGATACCGAAACGTTCCTCACTAACCTTCTGGTGTCCAAAGGCACTGCATTGGCGGGGTCGGCCATCGCGTCATACGCGGATGCCTACGCCTCCATCCTCAAGGTGCGTGGAGCTCTGAACAAGGCTCTCGCGCCGAAGACCGATCGGTACCTCGTCATCAACAGCGCATTCGAGGCCCAGCTCCTGTCCGACGCGTCGAAGCTGACCAACTTCGACAAGGTGGGTGATTCCGATGGTCTACGTGAAGCGTCAATCGGCAGGATCCTCGGATTCACGGTAGTCACCAGCGATTTCCTCGCCGAGGACACCCTTCCGCAGGCAATCGGCCTGTATGGTCCCGCACTGGCATTCGTAAGCCAGATCACCAAGACAGAGGCATTGCGCGGTGAAAACAAGTTCGCCGACCGCATCCGAGGGCTTCATGTCTACGGTGGCGGCGTTCTGCGCCCGACAGCCGTCCAGGTATACACCGCGACCAAATAGTACAGGCACATGACGGGAAGGAGATCAAGCGATGACGGTTACATCACTGGCATCTGTCGATGACGTTTCCCAAGCCATCGGCAGGAGCCTGACGGGTGAAGAAACGAGCCGCGCCCAACACGTGCTCGATCTCCTTTCCGAAAAGTTCCGCACCGAGTCAGGGCAAACATTCACCATCGACCAATACACGCACAGGCTGAAAGCGGACGGTGGACTCATCAGATTCCCAAGAACTCCGCTGAGGAACGTCATCAGCGTTGTTTCCGACTCTCTTGAACCCCTGACCTGGACGGTGGAAGGCAACGCGATACGCGTTCCGGTATTGGGGTCCGATGGTTTCGCCACGGTCACGTACAAGGCAGGGTATGAGCAAGTACCCGATGTCGTGCGATTGCAGATTGCCGACGAAGCCCAGAAGATCATCAGCATCAATCCCAAAGCCAGAGAAGGCTACACGCAGACCACAGAGGTCACCGGTCCACTCACGGACGGTGGGACCTTCGGTGCTTGGGCTGTCGGTGGTCAGGCCATGCTAAGCCCCGACAGCATCGCGTTGGCAAGAAGATTCCGTCCAAGAAAAGTCGGGAGAATATGGGTGATGGCACCATGAGCGAGCAGATCGATGTGTATCGCGCCGTGAACAGTGTGGATGCTGATGGTGAGCCGATCCCAGGTGTCGTCTCCCTGTGGAAGTCGTTCCAGGCGGTTGTGGCACCGGTCACGCTGAGCGATGCCCCTGACACGTCATCCCTTGGCGTCATCAGGGGATACACGGTTTACATTCGCAGCAAAGAGCCCACCGGGATTATCGACAGTGATCTCATAGGTGTCCGCGGTCATAGGCTTCCGGTGGATGGCATCGTCGGCGAATGGCGCAGCCTGCGCGGTGTTTACAAGGGCGACCAGTTGAGTGTGCGAGTGAAGGCGGCGTGACATGTCTAATCGTGCGAGATTCGTCGTCAACCGTGCCGCGTTCCGTGAGCAGGTGTTGAAGAGCCCGGAACTGCAACGGCAGATACAATCCGCTTGCGAGGATGCGGCAGGCAAAGGCGTTGACGTGGACGTCAGGGATGGTGTGAACCGTTCCGGTGCCGTCATGAGCTGCCCCGAACGTGACGAGACGAAGCATGGGCTGTTGACTCAGGCGACGGGGAGGCTGCGATTATGAGACGCCCCACGGTCAGACCCATCCGGGTTGAATCTTTCCTGCTTCACGATCTGCGCAAGGCGTTCCCTGATGTGGTGTTTTCCACAGTGCGCTCTTCCACGGAATTCCCATACAGGGAGTGCGTGCTGGTGGCTGAACCCGGTCAGTTGGTCACGTCGATCACTCAGTATGTGACGTTGCGCCTGTCGGTGTATGTGGTGTCGGAAAGTGGTGCGGCTGATTGGAAGGCTGCGCAGGAGCTCGCCGCTGATATCGAATCCCATATTCTCTCGACCGATTATGCGAAGGTGATCGACTCGGAGCATTCCAGCGGCCCGATGAGGTCGTTGGATGACGAGTCGAAACTCCTGTTCGCCTATTCGCTGGTGCTGTTGAACGTGCTGGTTCGATAGCAGCAGATTCCACGTGCCGCCACACATCTTTCATTGTTCCCATTACCTACTGGAAGGCAGGTGGCCGTATGGCCGAAGACAATTACGCGCAAACCGCGAACGAAGCGAAGTACATTGCGCTCATCAAACAATATGAGCTGTTCCTCATCCCCTACGACGAGAAGGGATTCACCGAGCCTGCCGGTTTGGACTGGGCCGTTCCCGCCGAGTTGGCACCCTTGGGATATTCCTCGGAGGATGGTTCAACACTCCACCCCGAGCCCGGCGACGATACCGAGATCACCGCGCATAACGGTGACATCGTGTACTCCGAGTCCGCACCCGGTTTCTGGACGTTCCAGTTCCCCGGCATCGAACTGACCAAGCGCAGCGTCGCCGCGTACTTCGATGCGGACGTGGACACAAAGGATGGGTCCATCACCGTGTCCAAGGCGTCCACGTCGAAGAAATGGCGAGCGGTTATCAGAGCCATTGACCAGGACGATAACAAGATCCTGATCTACGCGCCCAAAGCGCAGATCTCCGACCGAGACGACCTGAATCTGAAATACAACGAACAGGTTACGCCGAACATGACCTTCAAATTCCTCAAGGATGCGGGCACCATGTTCAAGGCTTGGGGTCTCGCGAAGGACCTCAAGGCTCCCGCTGGCGGACATGCCTGACATCCGCCGTATCTAATTCTCCCTGCGACCGTTGGATGGCGGTCTCGCGGTCGTGGGGTCACTCTTTTTTGACCGTCGCAAACATGAATTCACATTAATAAGGAGACCGCTATGGCTGAATACAAGAACGTTGAAGTCGATATTCCCGATGATGAGATCGTCTATGATGATGTGCACCTCGACGTGAACGGCGTGAAACTGGACCTTCCCAATCTCAACAGCGCCGACCTGCCCATCGAACTGGTCACCATGATCCTGCTGCTGAAATCCAAACCAGTGCTGTCCGACGAGGAGACCTCCGCAGCGATGAGCACGTTCCTCGCCTACTTCCAGGCGGTGAAACCGACCTTCTGGAACGCATTGCGCAAGACCAACAACGCCATGGCCTACCTGGTGGCGACCGTGAAGGCGTGGGCGACCGAATCAGGCATCGACCCAAAAGCCTTTACCTCGTCAGCCTCTGGCAGGAACACCGTTCGGCGTTAGAGTACGACCTCCTATCACGGCTCCACGTGCAGTGGCGTCCGTTGACGTGGGATAGGTGGGCGAACGACCTCAACGCGCGTTCGAACATCGTGTTCTGGCGGATGTGGCGACAGGTGCGCGAGATCCTCAACGACCGCTCATCCCACAGTTTCGCCGCCCTTGCCGGTTGGACATATGCGCCCAGCCGGGAAGAGATGGTCCAGTGGGATGTGATGGCCGCCGACGGCAAACTCAAGGACAAAACCTACCGTCCATGGACCGATAAGCGGAACGACCTGTTCCGCGAGGGCCCACGTCAGGTCGTGCACGACGAAACGTGGAAACGCAAACGCCGCCATTTCAAGGAGATCTGGGGCGAGGAACTGACCGAAGAAGAACAATGATGGTCCTCTCACCGCCATGAGAGCAGTCACATAAGGGAGTGTGCTCATGGCAACGGAGATAGGCGTCGTCTATGTCCCGGTGGTGCCGTCAGGGAAAGGGTTTGGCAAAGCCGTCGAGGGACAGATTACGGATGCCGCCGATTCGGGCAGTAAGAAAGGCTCGTCATCGATTCTCTCGAAGATCGGTGGCGCGTTTTCCACTGTAGGCAAGGTGGGTGTCGGCGCGATAGGCGCTGTGGCGACGGGAATAGTCGGCTTGGCCGCCAAAGGCGGTTTCTCCCGCGCGTTGAACATCGAGAACGCTCAGGCCAAACTCAAAGGCCTGGGGCACGATTCAGCATCGGTGACCGAGATCATGAACGATGCTCTGGCTTCGGTCAAGGGCACGGCGTTCGGTCTAGGCGACGCGGCCACAGTCGCCGCATCACTGTCTGCATCCGGCGTGCAGCAGGGCGGGCAGCTCACCAAAGTGTTGAAGACCGTGGCTGACACGGCGCAGATATCAGGACGTTCACTCACTGATATCGGCACCATATTCGGATCGGTCGCGGCCCGCGGCAAACTGCAGGGCGACGACATGCTGCAGCTCATGAGCTCGGGTGTCCCCGTGCTGCAGATGCTCGGCAAACACCTGGGCAAGACCTCAGCCGAAGTGTCCGACATGGTGTCGAAAGGCAAGATCGATTTCCAGACGTTCGCGGACGCCATGCAGGAAGGCATGGGGGGTGCCGCACAAAGCGCCGGAGCCACCTTTACTGGTGCTTGGGCGAACGTGAAGGCCGCATTGAGCAGACTTGGAGAGCAACTCGCCACTCCCATACTGGACGGTCTGCGAGGCCTGTTCAACCAGGCCATACCATTGATCGACGGATTCACCGCCACCGCGACTCCGATCATGGAAAAAGTCGGTGCCGCACTCCAATCAGGGTTGGAAAGCGTTATACCAAACGTCAGCGCTTTCTTCTCATGGCTGTCGCAGGCGTTTCAAGGTGTTGTCGATCTGCTCGGCAAGGGGGATTTCACCACCGCATTCCACAAAGCATTCAATGTGGAAGAAGACAGTCCGGTGGTCGATTTCCTGTTGAACATGCGTGACTCCATACTGAATTTCTCCGACTCTGTTGGAGGATTGCTGGGCAGCCTGTCGGGAGCGGCTGGACAACTGCAACCACTGTTAGCGGCGTTCGGCTCACTCGGATCGGTTGTGGTCAAGAATCTTCCCACAGTGATCGACATGCTCTCCGGCGTGGTTGACGCCATCTCCGCAGCGGTATCATTCGTCAGCAATAACGCCGACTGGCTTGCACCACTTGCTGCCGGGATCGGCGGCGTGGTTCTCGCGTCCAAAGGTCTGGGAGCTGTGAGCTCCGGACTGGCGGCTATTCCCAGCGCATTGTCCGGTATCACCGGTGCCGCTAATGGTGTCATCAAATTCATTACGCTCATGCCTGAGCTCGGCGGGTTCGGTGCGGCTCTGAAAAGCGTCGCGGGCGGCATGGGTCTGGTCAAGAACGCGCAGCTCGCGTGGAACGCCGTAACCACCATGACCTCCACTGTTTGGCGGGCCTTGGGAGCAGTCATTGCCGCTAATCCTATCGGCGCGATTGTGACAGCGATTGTGGCGGTGGTAGCCGGACTCACCTGGTTCTTCACGAAGACCAAGATGGGCCAGAAGATTTGGGCCGGGTTCATTTCCTGGCTGACAACGGCTTGGCAGAAGGTCAGCGGATTCTTCCAGAGTCTCTGGTCTGGTATCGTCGGCGTATTTGATTCCGCTGCTTCGGGCGTGCAAGGGGCGTGGAACGGTGTCACCGGGTTCTTCCAGGGCGTGGCTGACGGTATCACGAACGTGTGGAACGGGGTCACGGGATTCTTCAAGAACCTATGGTCCGGAATAACGGGAATCTTCCAGACTGCTGTCAATTGGATTGGTTCGTTCCTGCAATCCGGTTGGGGTCAGGCGATCCTGCTGCTCATCAACCCGATAGCCGGTGTGGTGAACTTCATCGTGCAGCATTTTGACACAATCAAAACGGTCATCACGAACGTGCTGATCGTCGTCGCCGCAATCTGGGTGACGATATGGAATAGCGTCGTGTCGTTCTTCACGAGCATCTGGAATGGTCTGGTCGCGTTCTTCACACCTATCATCACGGGAATCCAGAACGTCATCACCACGGTGGTGACAGCGATACAGGCTACGTGGAACACGGTTTGGGGTGCGATCAGCGGGTTCTTCACGGCATTGTGGAACGGTATGATCGCGTTTGTCACACCGATTATTCAAACCATTGGTTCGGTCATCGGCTCCGTGATCGCTGGCGTGCAATCCACTTGGAACAGTGTGTGGAGTGCCGTGAGTGGCTTCTTCACCTCCGTGTGGAATGGCATGGTCGGTTTCGTCACTCCGATCATCAACACCATCTCAGCCGTTATCAGCGGCGTGATCAACGGGATACGCAACACATGGAACAGTACGTGGAGCGCAATCAGCGGCTTCTTCTCCGGCATTTGGAACGGCATGGTCAATGCTGTCATCGGGTTCGTCGGGCGGATAGCGGGAGTGATCGGCGGCATTAAGAACACGATTATGGGGGCGCTCAGCGGCGCGGGCTCGTGGCTGTTCGATGTCGGCAAGAACATCATCCAAGGTTTGATTAACGGTATCGGTGGCGCATTTACCTGGCTCAAGGACAAGATAACCGAACTCGGCAATAACGTACTCAACTGGGCTAAGGGCGTGCTTGGCATCCATTCACCGTCACGCGTGTTCAGGGCCCAAGTAGGCTACATGGTCGGCGCGGGCATGGCTCTCGGTATCGATGATTCGATGAAGACCGTGCGCAACAGTGTCCGGCAGATGGGTTCACTGACAGACCAGCTTGGATTCAGCGCTGGCACCGGCTACTCACCGTATTTGAACACATCAAGCAGACTGGGGACGTCGACGCCCGGAAATGTGGTCAATGCGCCCGTGACAGTCAATACAGCCGAAACCGATGGGCGGGTAATTGGCAATCAGGTAGCGCGACAGATCGCCCTGGCTGGGGCAGGAGGAGCATCATGAGTCTGGATGCAGTGCAGTTAGGCGATATCACGTTTAATGGTTCAGATTCTAAGGGGTGGATCTTTCAATCCTTGGATGCGTGGCATAGTCTGCCTGAGAGTAAGGCTGAAATATCCGAACGCCCGAAGGCACACGGAGCGTTCGATGTTGGCACTGATTGGCGGCAGTCGGCTGCTTTCGTTCTGACTGTCGCATATCTGTCGGACTCGTATACGGAAACGATTGCGGCTATCCGCGCATTGACTGGCCTGGCGCAGACTGATGCACTCATCACAATGTCGGTGAGTGAAGAGTCAGGGGTTACTGCGCGCCAGGTTAGTATCCGCAGGATCGATGTCCCTGATTTGCATGATGCGACTTCTGTCGGATCAATTGCTATTGATCTTCTGGCTCCTGATCCTGTGGCGTATGGGGTGGAGTCGTCGGTGTCGACGGGGTTGCCTGCTCCTGGTGGTGGTGTGGCGTTCCCTGTTGGGTTCCCTGTGGGTTTCGGTGCTGCTGGTATTGATGGGCGGGCGCGTTTCACGAATGAGGGTACGGCTCCCACGTCTGTCCGGTTCCGGGTTTCGGGTGGTTTGCCTGACGGGTTTTCCCTGCGGTGTGTGGAGACGGGGGATGTGTTGACGTTCCGTCGTCCGGTCGCTTCGGATGATTACGTGTTGTTGGATTCCTCTGATGGCAGTGCGTTGCTCAATGGTGTGAGCCCGGTTTCCGGGTATCTCACCGATGACGATTGGTGGCAGGTCGGCCCGGGGGAGACGTGCACGGTGCAGTTCACGTCGCTTGGTGGCGTGCAGGGTTCGCCGCTGCTGGTGTTGTCGGGTTCTCCGGCGTATTTCTAGGAACTGGGGTTGTTATGAGGGTGCGTATCTGTGATTTCCCTACCGGGCGCAGGATTCTTGATGTGCCGTTCCTGCAGGCGTCGTGGACGAGCGAGTTCAACGGTGCCGAGGATGTGTCCTGCACGGTGGATGTCAACGACCGGCGTATCCGCAGGCTGGGGTTGGCGAACGCGGCGAGTGTCGCCAAGTCGTGTCTGATCATCGAGGACGGCAACCTGTGCGTGGGAGGCCCCATCTGGAATGTGTCGTACGACAGGGATGAGGGGACGGTGCAGATCACGGGCAAGGGCTTGTGGTCGTATTTCGATCATCGTGTCCTGTTGCCGGTCATGGGCGACGGTGACAGGCTGACGAATCCTGACGGCAGCGCGAACACCGCGTTCGACACGAACATCGTGAACACGAGTTATGAGAACATCGTGAAACGGTGGGTTATGCAGGCCAATGCGTGGATGCCCGAGGCGTCGCGGATACCGATAGCGTATGGCGATGATGTGCCCGGAGTGTTCCAACGCAACATCAAGGGTGCGGAGACGAAGCTCATCGGTGACCTGATGTCGGATATTACCGGCGTGCAGCAGGGGGTCGATATCCGGTTCCAGCCGAGGAGTACCGCGGACGGTCTGGGATACGAGTGGGTGCTGTCGTGCGGTCACCCGCGGTTGACGTCGGACAGTGTGAAACGTTGGGATATGAGCGTGCCGAAAAGCCCGGTCACCGGACTCAAGGTCGAGGTTGACGGTTCCGACATGGCAAGTCAGGTGTGGGAGACGGGTGGCGCGAGTTCGGACACCGCGATCATCGAACGGGCGGTGGACGCCGGCATGGCTGCCAAGGGGTATCCCATGCTGGAGCGGGTGGAGAGCCTGTCGACCACGGTCGTGGATGCTGCGACCGCGATCAGGCATGCGAACGAGACGATCCGCACCAGCACTCAGCCACGCCAGTCCTGGTCGTTCGATGTCCGCCGCGACGCGACACTGGGCTCGGACTGGGATGCCGGGTATCCGTGCAGCATCCGCACGAAGCATGACCCATTCATCCCGGACGGTTGGCATGACCTGAGGATCATGACCCTGGCGGGCAGCAGCAGCGAGGACAAGATCACGGTAAAGACGGGAGCGGTGTATGGCTGACCCACAGGTGTATGCGTCCGACATGAAGGGCTTCCAAGCGCAGTTGGACAGGATCAGGGCGGATATCAGGAACCTGCGCACGCCCACCGATTCGCAGTTCAGCCGCACGGTGGAACGCATGCTGGAACTGGTCGACAATCTCGACAGCAGGGTCGACGCCGCGATACAGGCGAGGTCGTACACCACCGCGCAGATCGATTCGAAGGACCAGGCCACCCTCGCCGCGGCGCAAGGGTATGCGGACTCCGGGTTGTCGGGCAAACAAAACACTATCGGCGTGCTCGACCCGGCCCACGGTGGGACGGGCACGGCCAACGGGTACAACAACATGTTCGCGTCCGGCCCCTACAGGGCTGCATGGGTGCTGTCGGACGGCACGCTGGGCACCAGCCAGTCGAGCCGGAAGGTCAAGACCGACTTCCATGTGCCGGACATCAGCCTTGAGCAGCTCCTGTCCGTGGACTGGGTGGGGTACCGGTACATCCAGGATGTCAACGAGAACAGTGACTCCGCGCTCCCCAGGATCGGCATGATCGCCGAGGAACTCGATGACGCCGGGCTGGGCATCTTCGTGGTGTACGACGACACGACGGCTGAGCCCGTGGGCATCGACTACACGATGCTGTCGGTCGCCGCCATGCACCTGGCGGGGCTCGCGCACCACAGGTGCGAGGACATGGAACGCCGCATCGCGGCATTGGAACAGAAGGAGCAATCATGAGTCTCAGGGATGGATGGCCCGCCGTCAGCAACGCCGCGGACCAGTTCGACATTCGCGCCGCGCTGCGGGTGGACACCGCTTTGGACGGGGACGGCAACATCAAGACCGGTGTCGCTGTAACCAGTAAAAGTTTGAGCGGACTGGTCACGGCCCGTAGCGACATGCAGGTCGATGTGGCCGCGTTCGCCGCGACCCTCGACCGGCAGGGGCCGGTCAAGCTGTACAACGACGGCGTGGTACAGGTCAAACTCGATGCCGCACCCACGGCGAACAGCAGGATCGACGCCATCTACGTCAAACAGCAGGAGACCGCCAGCCCCATCTCGGACAGTGCCGACGGTCCAATATTCGGCAAGGTCACCGGCACGCCATCGACCAGCCCGACACCCCCGGCCGTCCCCTCGGGGGCGATGCGTCTGGCGGACGTTACGATACCCAGCACCGCCACATCCACCAGTTCCAGCGGCGTCACCATCACCCAACGGTACCCGTATACGGTATCTGCAGGCGGATTGATGCAATTCAGGGTTGCCGATGACCTCAACGCCTGGAATGCTCCGGATGGTTACCGCGCCAGGCTTCTCGATGGACGTGAGTTCACCCGCGCTGGGGGTGTTTGGGTGTTGTTGGGCGGTGTGGTCCTGCGTTCGGGCGAGGCGGCGGTGAGTGCTACCAATGATGCCGGTGCGTTTACGATTGACCTGTTGAAGCCCGCGCCGGGGTATGAGTGTGTGTCGCTGCTGCTGTCCGGTAAGGCGATTATCGGTTTTAACGATAGTGGGGAACCCGGCCGATCATATCATCAGTGGGACAAGGTCGACCAAAACGGTACGGTGCAGGTACGCGTCGCGATCAACGGGAATTGGTCCGGGCGTACGGTAGCGTCCTGCAGCTGGCTGGCGGTATGGGCTCGCCATGATGCCTGAGTCAAAGCTTGATTGGCCTGGCCTTTACCAGAATGTGGGTCGTTTGGTCGAACAGAACGAGACTCTGTTCCATAAGACCGATGATCATGAGAGCCGTGTACGTGTCATTGAGGGGGAGTCCATGCGTCAGAGCACCGAAGTGAAGAACCTCTCACAGAAGGTGGATGTGCTGGATGCCAAGGTCGACGGGCTTTCGTCGGGTGTGAAGGATCTGGGTTCCGAGGTTTCGGGACTGCGTAGGTCCATCAACAATCTCGAGGTGCCGCATGTGAAGCGTCTCAAAGTCTGGCGCTGGGTCTGCAGACACATGAACCCTCTCACGGGGGCGCTCCTCGGCGCGGTCGGCAGTGGTGTGGGCGGCTATCTCATCGCCCTGTTACTGCACGCATAATCCATATAACCACACGCTCAATTATTCAAGCCTCCGAATACTCGGGGGCTTTTCTTATGCCCAAATCTAGGAGGCAACCATGCATCAACGATTACTGGGAGCGTTGGCCGCGCTGGCCTTGCTCGGCTCGCTTGCCGCGTGCGGCACCAGCACGCCCGCACCAACTACAGCAACCCCGACCGCGTCGGCCAGCCGGACCATCAGAACGCATATGGCGACGGTCAATGTCGAGGGTACCGGCACGGCCACTGACGTGACGGTCAGCATCATCGACCCCGACACCGGGCTCAAACCCACGCAGGGTGCCGAGGGGCTGGAGGGCTCGTCCGCAACCCCGACGGACAGTGACCAGACCGTGGGTGACAGCCGGGCGCAGACGGACAGTAATCCGAATGTGCCGCTCCCGTTCGCGGGGGTCTACGAGTTGACCGCCGGTCAGAGGATCACGGTGGCCGCGCAGAACGGCACCGCCGATTCAACCATCACCGTGACCATCACGTTGGATGGGCATCAGGTCAGCGAAAGCGGGACCGGCGCGAACACTGCCGTCACCGCCACCAGCAAGGAGGCCCAATGAGCAGGAAGCATCGTTCACCGCATGAGCGTAAGCCCGAACCAAGGGATATGAAGCGGCTGCTGACTGCGGGTTTCGTGTCGACGGTGCTGTGCATGGGATTGGTTCCAGCGGCGTCGGCGGACACGATAGGCCATGACATCAGCCGATGGCAGGGTTCCATCAATGTGAACGCGCTCGGCTCGTTCGTCATCGTCAAAGCAGGCGGCTCCGATATCGGCTACTACTACACCGACCCCATGTACGTCAGGAACGCGAAGGCCGTACGGGCCGCTGGCAAGCAGCTTGGCCATTACTACTACAACGGGTACGCGGACCCGACCGCTGCGGCGAACAGTTTCGTCAATGGTCTGGTCTCCTACCGGCCCGGCGACCCGCTGGTGTATGACGCCGAGGAATGCAGGTTCGTGAGCCCGGCCAAGGTCATGGCGTGGGTGCAGCAGGTGAGGTCTCGCCTGGGTGCTGATGCGAACGTGTACGTGTACATGAGTTCCTCGGTGACCAGGGCCTACAACTGGTCCAGCGTGGCCGCATCCGGCGTCAAACTGTGGGTCGCGAACTACGGCAGCAACAACGGGGCCTATCACGGTTCACCGTCAGTGGCCTACTGGGACAAGTGGCTCATCCACCAGTACACGTCGGTCGGACGGGTATCCGGCTATAACGGTTCCCTGGACACCAATCTCGCCCGATCGGGAGCGTTCGGCAACGGGTCCACAACAACCACCGTACCGGTCGCTGTTACGACCGCAAGCACGGTCCCTCACGGCACGTACCTGGGCTATTCGGTCGCCCGAACACAACGGCTGCTCAACGCCAGGGGCTATCAGCTCGCCGTGGACGACTACTACGGGCCGGGCACGAGAGCCGCGGTTCGTGACTACCAGTCGACACATGGACTCCAGGTAGACGGTTACGCGGGTCCTGCCACTCAGGCCAGTCTCTCCGGCAATCCGGGAGTGGCTGCACGCGCCTACACGGTCGCACGTGGCGACACCCTCAGCAGGATCGGGGCGAAAACCGGCATCCCGTGGACCACGATCGCCAATCTCAACGGCATCCGCGCACCCTATCTCATCTACTCCGGGCAAACCCTGAAACTCACCGGCAGCAGCACGGTCGTGTCCTCGAGTCGCAGGTACACGATCCGCAGGGGAGACACCCTCTCCTCGATCGCCCGAAGGCTCGGCACCACCACCAGCAGGCTCGCCACGCTCAACGGGATCGGCAACCCCAACCGTATCTACACCGGACACACCCTCAATTACTAAGGAGCACCACCATATGACAGAACCAGCCAAGACCACCGTGGAATCCGCGCCGGAACCGGTCAGACCGCCGTTCCTGCCCGACAGGGTGTACGACATCCTCAAATACACGGCGATCTACGCCATCAGCCCCCTGGTCGTGTTCACCGGCGCGTTGGGCACCATCTGGAACATCGGATGGATGCAGCCCGTCAGTCTCACCATCGCCGCCATCGGCACGCTCCTGGCGGGACTGCTCGGCTACAGCACAGCCATGCACGGCCCGCAGTGAGAACGTGTCGGCTGTCGCACGGCCGAGGCAGAGGAAATTTGCGTGGGATGGCGCTGCCGTCCCGCGAACCATCTGTGCCCTCTCAACCTCGAAAGTTACACCGGAGGACATATAACTATTGTCTACAGTGAGTGCAGAAAATCATAAAAACATGCAGATCTATATCATAGAATCAGGCACCGTTGTGAACGTTGCAACGTTCACA